GTGCTGCTCGGCGACGCGCATGATGCTCGTCTCCGCGGCGAGGATGGGGAAGTTGACCACCTCGTTCTTCTTCCCGTCCGTGAGGTTGCCGGAGCGCCGGCCGAAGACCGGCTCCTCCATGTAGCCCTGGTGGCGGTAGATGGAGAGCATGGCCTCCCACGCCTGCATCCACTCGGGCTCGGTCTTGAGCCACGTCTCGTGGAAGTGGCGGACCTCCTTCGAGGTCATGTGCAGGTACGGCATCTCGCCGTTGTCGGCCTCTGTCGAGGTCAGCACCTGCCAGACCGTCATCGGGTCGGCCCAGTAGATCGAGGCGTAGCGGAACGTCTTCATGACGTCACGCATCGCCTTCGCCATGCCGCCCGGCGGCTTGCGGTAGAGGCTGTAGCCCTCGGGTCCCCAGCCGTCTGCCGCCTTGAACTTGTCCCCGAAGACCTGGTACGCCAGCGTGTTGTGCGGGTCCTTCCCCTCGCTGAAGCACTCGAGCAGCAGCGGGATCTTCCAGTAGCTCGCCGTGATGCGGAGGTGCGCCTGATCGAGGTCCGCGCCGACGAGAAGGTGGCCGGGCTGCGCAGCGAACAGGGTCTTGAGCTTGCCCTGCCCCTTCCGGCTGCCGATGTTCTGGAGGTTCGGCCCGCTGCTCGAGAGCCGCCCAGGCGCCGTGACGTGGGCGTTCCACGTCGAGCGCACGCGCCCGTCGGCGTGCCAGATGATCCCCTTCTTCGGGTCGTGCGCCGTGAGGTTCAGCGGCAGGAGCACGGTGCCGAGGATCTTGTTCTTCTCGCGCCGGTACAGGCGCAGTTCGCGGATGAAGTCTTCCTGCGGCTTCGTCAGCCGGCCGCCCGCGAGGTGGCCGCGCAGCACCTTGTCACCGGTGCCCGGCATGCCGGACTCGGTGTAGAAGTCGCGGGCCTCCATGTTCGGCGGGATGCCCAGCTTCCAGTTCTCGTAGAGCAGGTCGCGGATCTGGTCAGCGCTGCCCGGCCGGATGCCCTCGACGTCCACGTCGTCGCTGGCGCCCGCGCTCTTCATGTCGAGCCGGGCGACACCGACCGCCTGCGCGAGCGTCGTGAGGTTCTTCTCACGCTTCTCGACGCTGGCCCGCGTCTCGATCTCCATCTTGAAGCGCGCCTCCTGGTCGACGTAGACGCCGATCTTGTGGAGGCTCACGCACATCTCCTGCGTGGCGTGGTCGACCTCGTGCAGGTCCCAGCGCCGGCTCTCCCAGCCCGGCGGCCGGAGCTCCTCATTCAAGTCGCGGAACGCGCCGGCCTCTTCCGCGGCGTCGAGCAGCGGCACGACGATGCGCGCGTTCACGCTGCTGTCGGTGCAGTTGTAGGCGAGGCGGTCCCAGTCGTCGACCTTGCCGTGCGCGAGGCTCTCGCCCTTCTCCGTGGTCTCCCAGCGGTCCACGTCGGTGAGCACCGAGCCCACCGTCTTCAGTCCCTTGGGCAGGTCGGGCGCCCGGAAGCGCGCCGCGAACAGCGTGTCGATGATGGGCTTCGGCGTCACGCCGAGCCACTGCTCGACGACCTGCCGGTCGTAGTAGCCGGCGTTGTGCCCCACCTTGACCTTCGTCGGGTCGAGGAAGAACTCGCGCAGGATGTCGTGGATCTCGGCCTCGTCCTCGGCCGAGTAGAAGCGCGTGAACCCGTCGCCCGACAGGATGTTGAGCCCCACCACCCCGCAGCGCAGCGCCTCGATCTGGCCCTCGCGCAGTGCCCGCCCCTCGTAGTTGAGGTCGGGGTGTGCGATGGCGATGGACCGCACCTGACACGTCAGCGCCTCGATGCCGTCCGTCTCGAGGTCGTAGGCCCAGAACGGAGCGCTGATGTTCGAGAGGAAGCGCCGCAGCTCGTCTGGCGTCGGGTTGAAGTAGCGCACCGGCTCGGTCCACCGGAGCTGACCCGCGAACCAGCGCAGCGCCTTCGAGAGGTCCGCCACCATCGTGGCGCGCCAGCCTGGGCTCTTCTGGACGAAGCCGGGGTGCAGGGTGGGGAACACCTTGCGCACCGCTCCGTCGGGCTTCTGCTCGCCCGCCAGCGGCGTCTGCATGAGGGCCTGATAGTGCTCGTCCACCCACACCGGACCACCGCGCAGCGCGAACACCGACTGCGCCTTCGCCGTCAGGGCGTTGGCCGCGGCACGCCCCAGCGTGATGATGTTCTCGTAACGACTTGTCTCTTCGAGGAGCCTGGGCCGGCAGCACGAGATAGGATCGGGGATGAGGGGTTGCGCTTGTGCGAGACGCCGACGGTTCTCCTTGTCGAGAGCCTTGGTCAGCTTCTCCCACGCGTTCTTGTCCGTGCCGGCCGAGCACGCGACGACGTGCGTCAGGTCGACGTCGGAGCGCTTCTTCCCGGCGGCGAGCAGCGCGAGGTTCCACTCGCCCCCGCTGCGCCCGGACAGCGGGCGGCCGAAGCCGACCTCGTCGTGGCTCGGCATCTCGGCGACGGCGATGACCGTCGCACCGTCGTGCAACTCAGGTGCAACAGGCTGCCAGTGGCCTGAACGGAACGTGCCATTCGGCCCCAGCGGGCACTCGTCGCAACGAGCGCCGCAGGTTCGAGGGTCGTAGCTCACGGGACCACCTTCGGTGGGTAGAAGACGGCGACCGCAGACGGGAACGGCGCACCGCTCGTGGCGTCCCCGAACTTCAGCCGACCGCGGATGAACGTCACCTTCGCCATCGGGATGATGTAGTCGTGCCACCACGCCGTGTCCGTGCGCGCAGGAAGCAGGCAGACGACGGTCGCGCCGGCCCGGCTCTCCCGATACGCCTTCGCCACCCAGCGCCCGATCTCTCGGCCGTAGGGTGGGTTCATCCAGCACACGTCCTGGCCCCAGTCTTGCGCCAGCCCGTTGTCTTCGCGCGTGAAGTACCGAGCGCACTTCGCGTTGGCGGCGTCCGCGCACACGTCAAGCGTGAACCGGAAGATCTCGTTCCACTGGTCGAAGAACGCCTGAGGCGTCGCCCACTGGTCCGTGGCCGAGGAGAACATGAGGTCGGTGTTCATGGAGCCCCGGTATCCTTACCGGAGCGTCATGGCAAGCGGCTACTTCGAACCGAAGCGCTGCTTCAGCATGTACAGGTCCTTGATGTTCTTCGTGGACAGGTCGCTCACGAAGTTGCTGAGGCCCGCCGGGTAGGGGCACTCGCCGCTCTCGAGGATGAGCTCGTTGGTGCTCTCGCAGCACTGGATGACGTACTCGGCGATCTTCACCGCGCTCTGGCCCGCGGTGAGTTGCTCGACCTTCGGCGCCGCAGCGGCCCACGCCTTGATGGGGTCGAGCTTGTCGCTGCCGTAGTGTGCCGCGATGATCTCTGCGAGCGCGTCGATCTGCCCCGCTTTCTCCTGGTACAGACCCGCGAACAGGTTGTGGTCGCCGTAGAACGACGGACCACGGGCCTGCCAGTGCAGGGTCCAGTAGAGGTGGTGCGCGGTCCGAAGGTCGGCCCACAGGTTCAGCAGGGCGGAGAGCAGCATCGTGTGCCTCTGTCCTGCCGATGGTATCACAAACGAAGACGCCCCGCCACGAGGGCGGGGCCGAGCTTACGTTCTCGCCGGGACAGAGCTGCAAGGAGTACCTACTCGACGAAGCCGCAGTAGGCACACGTTGCAGGCCCGGGTCTACGATCCCCTCGTCAGGGGCTGATCAGCGAGCGACGCCGACCGCGGGGGGCGGGGGCAGGCGCAGACCGCCGGCGGGAGCCGGGGCCACGGTGCTGACCGGCGTGCCGGCCGCGGCGGAAGGCGCCGCGGGGATGGCGCCCGGGACGGACGGACGGGTGCCGGCGTCACGGGACACGGGCTTGGAGCCCGAGGCGACCGCCTTCTCGTACTGCTCCTTCGTGAGGAACTTGTTGATGCGGGCGTAGGAGCCCTGCACGCCCTGCTGGCCGGGCACGAACTCGACGAACGCCTTGCGGCCGCCGTTGCTCTCGGACACGAACCACGCGTCGGAGATCTCGTTGTTCTCGATCTCCTCGGCCGTGAAGCCGAAGCTCGAGAGGATGGTCTTCATGGCGGCGAGGCGGCCGTTGAAGGACTTCTTCTCGAGGCCCTCGACCGGGAGGTGGAGGAACTCGAACATCTTGAAGCCGTTCGGGAACTCGACGTGGAAGCGACGGGCATCCGCCTTGTCGCCGGCCTTCTGCTCGATCTGGAGGCCGGAGACCTCGTAGTAGCCGGCCTCGGGCTGGGAAGAACCGAGGGTGGAGACGCCCTTGAAGCTGGCGCCGTTGATGCTGAAGGACATGCTGTACCTCACTGACGGTGGTCTTGACGTTGATGATGCCAGAGGATCAGGTTGCGGAAGGGGGCGGCACTGGCACGCCTCCACCCTTCTTGGCCTCTTCCTTGGGCGCGAGGTCGAAGAGGTTCCTCGCCTTGCGCTTCATGAAGGTAGCCCGGGCAATACCGTCTTGGCAAGCCCAACGGAGATGAATCTGCGAAGTCCCGTCGCTGAAGCGGGGGTGCGTGGCCGCGATCTTCTCGATGCTACCGCGCACATCGCCGGTCTCAAAAATCTTCTGCGCCAGCTCCTCGGCCACGTCGTCCTGCCACTCGAGCCCAGGCACGCGAGCCGGGACGTAGCCGCCCGCCGACGCACGCAGGATCTCGCGCAGGTTGCCCGGGGTCTTCGCCCAGCACACGCCCGTCCGGTCGCCCGTCACCCACTCGGGGTTCGTGGGGTCGCAGAAGTAGGTGCCCGGGAACCACGGGTCGGGGTAGGTCGAGTCGACCATCGCGCGCACGTTGATGTCGCACCACGACGGAAGGATCTCGGTCTGCTTCCTCGAGCCCAGGCTCGGGCCGCCCGGCTGGAAGAAGCCGTCGCTGTCCGTCCCCGGGGGGCGCTCGTGGAACGTGAAGATGAGGTGCACGCCCATGTGGCGGGCGAGGCCCGACATCGCCAGCAGGTACTTGTTGAGCTGCTGGTAGGCGTAGAACTTGTCCTTCTTCCCGCTCTTGCCGAGCGGCGCTTCCTCGTGCCAGACGGCGAGGCTGCGGTCGCAGATGTGGCTCGCGTCGTCGATGAACACGGCGCCGTACTGCTTCGCCATCCCGCTGCGCGACAGGTAGTCGAGGAGCCCCACGAGCTCGGGCAGGGTCTGCGGCGGCTCGGGGTGGATGGCGGGGGTGAACCCCAGCTCGTTCTCGGCGACAAGCGCGATGGCGCTCGGCACACCGATGCAGAGCGCGGTCGGGAACGCGGCCAGCACGTCGCTGGTCTTCTTCTTCTTGGGTTTCCCGTACACGGTGATCATCACCGACGGGTGCTGCGTTTCGCTCATGTGGTGGTCTCCGGCCCGTTGATCCACCCCGTCGTAGGGCCACAGACGACGAGGCGCACCCTCAAGCCCGAGGGCCGAGGGAGCAGAGGTTGAGCCCGGCACAGGCTCCGTACCGTCCATAACACGAGAGCTCGTTCTGGGCCTTCGGCCACTCCCACGGATCGGTCGTGAGGTCGAGCTGCGCGATCTGGTGCTCCGCCCACCACAACCACTTCGCGAAGCCGGCGTCGCGGTGGGGCGTCGAGGGGACCTGCTCGCGCACGACCTTGCCGGGCTGGGTCGAGCTGATGAGGTTGAGAGAGACGCCGCCGAACGCCTCGCCGTAGAGCTGCTTGCCCATGATGCGGAACGCCGCGAAGCCGCCGTCGATGGCGTAGGCTTCGGCGCTGCTCTTGCCGTTCACGCTGGCCTGGTGCTTATGGTCCCAGATGTAGTAGCGACCGGACTTGTCGCGTGTTACGAGGTCGATGCGGCGAGTGAGCGTGATCGGACGCCCATGTTCTCGGTGGTCGGGCATGTGCAGCGGCGTCACCTCGATGCAGGCACCATCAAGGCTCCGCCACTCGCCGCCCCTCTCTTCCCCGACCCACAGACCCCACTGCCCGCGCAGGTTGCCCAGCACCGCGGTGACCGGGGCCTCGACAGCGATGACGTCGCCGGGGCTCTCGGGGAACTTCGCGAGGTAGGCGCGGAACACCTTGAACATCTGCGGCAGCAGCTCGTGGCTGCCGTACTTGTCGCACCACGCCTGCGCCGCGTCCTCGGGGTCCATGAACACGCTGGGGTCGTGGTACATGGTCTCGTCGACCATCACGCCCTGGGGCTGTCCTGCGCCCCAGATGGCGTGCAGATGCGCCTGGAGCGTGTGCCCGATGGATCCCTTGGCGAGCGCCTCGATGGGCGGCGCGAGGTTCGTGCCGTCGATGCGGTAGAGGTAGGCGAAGAGCTGGGGGCACTTCGCGAAGTTGCCGATGCGGCTCCAGCCGCGGCTCGACTTGCCGGCGTCGATGAGCATCTTCATGGCTTCTCCTTCTTGGTGAGGCCCAGGCCCACATGCAAGTTGCCGATGACGGCACGGTAGGCGTCGGCGACAGCCGGCGTGCAGCGCGGTCCGTAGTTCAGGCCGGGCGCGTTGCCGTATCGCTCGTGCTCCGCGCGCCAGCACTTGCCCGTCGCCGTGCAGCGCGGGTCAGCACACAATGTCTGCATGGCCTACTCCTCGTCCATGACGAACAGCTTGCCCACCACGTCGTCCACGATGGCCTCGCGGTCTTCCATGCCGAGCAGCTTTTCGCCCATGCCGTCGAGCTCGTCCGCCTCGAGGAACTGCTCGATGGGACCGAACTTGTCGGTGAGGATCTCGACGACGCGCTCGTCGTAGGTCGCAGACGCGACGACAACCTTCAGCAGCGTGGCCCGTCCGCCATGCCGGTCGAACCGGCCACGCCACTGAAGGAAGTCACCGGGCTTCCACGGAAGCATGGCGAAGATCGCGAGGTCGGCGGTCTGCATCCCGTCCACTGCGATCCCGAAGGCTTGGCCGGTCCCCACCAAACAGCAGGGACCGGCGCTGCTTCGGAACCCGTCGATCATGTCGTTGCGCTCCGGCTCGCTTACGCCACCGTGCCCAACCCAGACCGTCGCGTTCTTCACCTCGTCGCTGGCGCTCACGACCTTGCGGATCGCGTCGCCCCAGCGCTCGGCTTCCCGGCGGCGTGCAGTGAACACGATGACCTTGCCCCCGCCCTTCAGCCCTTCAAGGACCTCGGCGACGACGTAGCTTCGCTTCCGACTGCTCGCCTCCGCGAGACGCGCCTCAATGAGACGTTCCCGCGCCGGCACATCTTCATACTCACCCCGGGCCTGACGCGCAAGCTGTTTGATGGCTTGGTCGAAAGTTTGTGCGTCGTCGTAGCGCTCCGCCTTGTCCTGCGCGGAAACCGGCAGGTACACGACCTGGACGCGCGTCGGGGGCAGGCTCGAGTGGCTCTCGGTGTAGGGCACCTCGTGCGTGAAGAACGAGCAGCGGGCGCGGAGCTCCTCGATGTTGCTGCTGCCCTTGTCGTCGATGCCGCCGTAGGGGTTCGGCACCGCGTCGCAGTAGCGCTCCGCGAAGCGCCGGTAGCTGTGCGCGAAGCCGCCCGGGGTGAGCAGGTCGAGCTGCGCCCAGAGGCGCTTGGGGCGTCCGTCGTCGAGCGGCGTGGCGGTGAGGCCCACACGCAGGCTCAGGCTAGGGAGACGGCTGATGTCCATGATGGCGACCGACCACGCGTCCTTGTCGCCCGAGGCGGTCTGGCGGCGGGTGAAGCCGACCTTGCCGTCCTTCTCCTGCACGGCCTTCCAGCGCTTGCTCTGCCCGTGGATGTGCAGCTCGTCGAGGATGAGGACCTCGGGGCTGAGGTTCATCACGAACTCGGCGTTGTCGTTGAGGCTCTCGGCCCCGACGATGATGAACCGGCGCTGGCGCGTCTCGGCGCAGTGCGCCTCGTACTGCTGCCACGTCATGTCCTTCTTGCGCCGCTCGCTCTCAGGGATGAGGCGCCACGGCAGGATGTTCGTGTACTGCTGGACCTGCGTCCACCAGACGTGGCGAGCCTTGGCCGGGCAGATGACGAGGACGGTGCCCTCGCGCGTCAGCGCGTCGATGAGCGCGCCCACGGTCTTGCCGCTGCCGCACGGCCACACGTTCATGACCCACGGACGGCTCGCGGCCCAGGCTGCGCTGCGCTTCTGGTACGGCGTCGCCATGTTGCTGACGTGCGGCTTGAGCTCTCCCAGCTTCACTTCTTGCGCGATGAGGTCCGCCCCTTGGCGAGCGCAGCGGTCCAGTGCTTCCGGGGTCGTGGGCCACGGCAGAACCGCCGCCGCGCCCATCCGCTCCTCTGCGGCGAACGAGACGCCCCAGCCGTTGAGGAAGTGCTCGACGACGAACGCCGCGTGCACAGGTGCGTAGATCTCGACGTGCGAGGGTAGCCCGTCGTCGGGCCACTCGTTACGAGTGAGGCGATAGCGACGACGACCGCGCACCGCCCATGCGAGTGTGCCGGGACAGTGCGTCTCTACGGCAGCGGCGTGCTGGGCGTAGTCGGGGGCGACTCTGTAGGTGTAGTGGGGCTGGTCCCACATGCTGCTGATGCTCATGGTCCTCTCGGTGGTGCTCCAGAGGTATCGGCCCTCAACCGCCCTGTCAAGGAAAGTTGACGCTCCGGTTCGGGTAGGGTAGGCTCCAACAGCCAAGGAGGCTCCCGTGTCCGAAATCAAGTCCGTCATCTCACCCGAGAGTGACCCCTTCATTCTACTCGTCGAGCGCCATCGCAAGGCGCGCCACTGGTCCTTTGCCGAGCTCGCGCGCCGCGGCGGGCTCACGCAGCCCGAGGTCTCGCGCGTGATCCACGGCATCCGCATGCCGACCCTGCGCCACGTCCGCGGCTTCGGCACGGCGTTCGCCACGACGCCCTCGGGACTGCCCGGCGAGCCGACCACGCCCTCGGAGTGGGTCGCGCACCTCGTGGACCTGGCCGAAGGCGCCCGCCTCGGTGTCCGCACCAAGAACGAGGTGTCCGATGGCTGAGAAGCGCCACAACCCCGAGATCGACGCCCTCGCCGACACGCACGGCGAGGTGCTGCGCATGGAGCCTTCGGACGTCTACGACCCCGCCGTCATCGCCTTCGCCATCGGCGTCGGCAGTCGGCAGGGCCAGATGTTCCTCGTGTACGACCGCGAGCTCGTCGTCGATCAGGCGGTCGAGCACGAGGGCATGGACTACGAGACAGCCGTCGAGTGGCACGAGTTCAACACGTTCTGTGCCTACCTCGGGCCGAACACGCCGGTCTACGTCTAGGCGTTCGGGAGAGCTGGGATCACGACGCTGCGCACCGTGAGGGGCAGCGTCAGGCCCCAGTTGCCCGTGGCGATGATCGCCTCGAACACGTCCTGTCGGTACACGGTGCGGCGCAGCAGCTCATTGGCGCTCGCCGAGAGCCACGCGCGCCGCGCCTTCAGGTACTCCTTCACCCACGTCTTCTCGTCGCCGCCCTTCGCCGGCGGCACCGCGGCGAAGCGGTTGCGCACGACCTGGAAGCCGCCGTGGATGAGCCCGTCGTAGACCACAGCGTGCGCGAGCGGCGTGACCAGCTTGGCGTCCTTGCAGATGTTGACCGCCGGGAGCCAGTAGTTCGCGTCGAACACCTCGTCCTGCGCACGGTGCATCACCGGGTCGGTGCCGGCCTGCTTCAGCAGGTTCACCGCGGCCGTCGTCTCCGCGGACCACGGTCCCTTGGGCGGCTCGCTCGCGCTCTTGTTCGAGGCGAAGTACGGCAGCATCGGGCGGAACGCCGCCGCGTGCTGGCCGCCGAGCTCGATGTAGCGCTGCACGACCTTGTCCAGGCTGCCGGCCCGGTCGGTCGACTGGTGCTTGCCGTAGCTGATGCCGGCGCCGTCGGGCAGGATCGTGCAGGTCGCGTAGGCCGCGGCCGTCGGGACGCGACCCGTCTCGAAGATGCTGATGATGCAGTCGATGGCGTGCTTCTGGGGGGCGGTGATCATGGGGCTCTCCTAGACGTCCTCGATCCAGACGATGGACGCGGCCACGTCGCTCGCGTTCGTGCTGGTCGCGGTGATGGTGAGGTAGTCGCCTGCCTGAAGGAACAGCGCGATGTCAGTCAGACTCTCGGTTGCGTTGCCGGCCTTGCTCACGGCGAAGGCGTAGACGAGCGTGCCCGCTCCGACGCTAAACCCTGTCGCGTTCTGGTCGTAGGACGCCGCCGAGGTAGTTGCGTTGACGTTCTGC